GATCGAGTCGTCCCATTTTTTGTTTTCCCACCGGCCATTCGAAAAGTGATCTACACGACCAATGCAATCGAAAGCATCAACGCTCAACTGCGCAAGATCATTAAAACGAGAGGACACTTCCCAACCGATGACGCTGCAATCAAATTAATCTGGCTGGGCTTGCGCAATATCACGGCGAACTGGGGCAGTGCGGCCCACGACTGGAAAAGTGCCATGAATCAATTCGCGATCCTGTACGGGGACCGGTTCATCAGGCCGACGTGGTAAATGAAGGTCTGCCTAACGGCAGGCCGTTACCGGCCCGCACACAAAAAACCTGACACTCCCTGCTGCGGTAATGGCTGCTGACGGTTCCGCTCTTACAGCGGCTCACTTTTGAGAAGCCTGCGCGGCCCGGCGAAAAGTAAGCAAAACGCTCATGCCCCACCACTCGGTGCCTCGCCTAGGCTCGGCATGCCTGAACGAAGGCATTGCTCCGTGGGCCGCCGCGAAGGGCCATCCATGGCCCAGCGCGGCTAACCCGGCATCCATGCCGGGTTGCCCACTGCGCAATACCTTCGTTCAGCCAGCGTGGTTAATGGGGCGCCGAGATCAACGTCCACCGCGAGGCGGCCTGAAAGCCGACCTGATTCTTGGTGGGACCGCGATTCTCCTGTGGGAGCGGGCTTGCTCGCGATGACGGCTGCCAATACAACTTCGATCGTTCCCACGCTCCGCGTGGGAATGCCGCCAGGGACGCTCCGCGTTCCGCTTCTGGAGGGTGACGCAGAGCGTCACGGGATGCATTCCCACGCGGAGCGTGGGAACGATCAACGATCAAAAACGCCTACCTCGGCTCAACCACATCCAGCGCCCGATTCGCCAGCAACTGGCCCAACTCAATCATCTGCTGGACCCCCAACGCGATATGTCGTCGCGAGCCCTCCAGGTCGAATGCCAGGTCACTGACCATGGCATTGGCCGAGGCCAGGGTTTCGCTGAGGTTGGCGAGCAGGCATTCGGCGTCGATGTCGGGGGCGATGATGAAAAGGGTGTCGGGGGTGTCGCAGGTTTCTTTGTCGGGTTTCGGCTTGAGGTAATAGTCCAGGGCGCGGGTGGCCGCGTCATCGAGTTTCTTGGCGTTGGCCGATTGGCTGCGGGAAACGTGATCGTCTGGGGGATTTGGAGTGTTCTTCGGCATTCTATGGATCCTTGAAGTTGAGCCACCACTCACTCGCGACTAAACGAGGGGCGGCAGCTGTACGCAGGTTAGTCGACCGGGGATCCAAGAAACCGGCGCGCCCGAGGGCGCCCTGCGCACAGCTACCATCAAGTGCAGGAATAGAAGAACCTGACTGAATGGAGCAATGAGCACCTTGGAATACCGAGCGACTAAACCCGATCACTGATGGGCAGTGACGAGAATCAAAGTACCGATGGGATCCAAGGTGGACAAGCCGGCGGATTCTGGCGCAGTTGTAGGCAGAGGCGCAAGGCGATGTAGCCTGGTGTCGCAGATTTGAAGGACGGGGGCGGAGCCTTTTCCTAAGGGAGTGTAGGGCGATTCCGTGGCGAGGGAGCTTGCTCCCGCTGGGCTGCGCAGCAGACCCTTTTTGTGGGCGCTTCGCACCCAAGCGGGAGCAAGCTCCCTCGCCACAATGAATGCAAAAGGCTTGAATTGCATATTTATGCAAAACAGCATTTGTCTTCTGCGAAAAGAACAAGCATTATGCGCGTTATGCAAAAACGCAACGTTTCTACCGTATTAAGAGCATTGCTCGATCAGCACGGGATCTCCCCCACGGAGCTTCACCGGCGTACCGGCGTGCCTCAGTCCACCCTCTCGCGGATTCTCAGCGGCAAGATCGTCGACCCTTCGGATAAACACATCTCGAAGATCGCCGAATATTTTGCCGTGAGCACCGATCAGTTGCGCGGGCGCGCGGACGTTGCGCCCGCCGGCAATGTTCGCCGCGATGAGCCGCATTCCGAACTCAAGGACATAAGCCTGTGGGACGATGAAACACCCGTCGAAGAAGACGAAGTGTCGGTCCCTTTTCTGCGCGAGGTTGAATTGGCTGCTGGATCAGGAAGATTCGTCATCGAGGAAAGCGAGCGCTCAAGCCTGCGCTTCGGCAAGCGTAGCCTGCGCCATAACGGCGTGCAGTTCGACCAGGCCAAGTGCGTGACGGTGCGCGGCAACAGCATGTTGCCGGTGCTGCGCGACGGTGCCACGGTCGGGGTAAACGCCGGCAAATGCGGGATCGGCGACATCGTCGACGGTGACCTCTACGCCATCAATCACAACGGCCAACTGCGGGTGAAGCAGCTTTATCGCCTGCCCACCGGTATCCGCCTGCGCAGCTTCAACCGTGACGAGCATCCGGACGAGGACTACACGTTCCAGGAAATGCAGGACGAGCAAATCGTCATTCTCGGTCACGTCTTCTGGTGGGGCATGTACGCCCGTTAACCCCTCCGCTGTCAGATAAAAACCCGCCGCCGTGCGGGTTTTTTTTCGCCTCCCGAAAACTCGCAGCCCCGTATTTATAAGGGATCCATGCATTTGCGCATTCTATGTGCATAAATAAATGCATTTACGCATTGACTGTATATGCATCCATGCATATTCTGTGTCCAAGCCGCTCGACAAAGCGGCTGGCAACAAAGCTCTTTAGTTCCACCAACAGGCAGCGATGAACCGGCCTTAACGGTTCAGAGGGTTGGCAACTGACCCGGGTGTGCAGCGTAAAGCACCAGAAGCAGTTATCCGGCGGGCAGGGACCGCGGCCGGAGGAACAATTTGAATGGATCCGTACCGCGCCAGTCGCGCCGAAAGATCAAGCGCATTACTGAAAAGCCTGGGCAACCGGGCTTTTTGGAATGCCTGCACCGTGAGGTGCGTTCAACCACATCACCGCCGCCAATGGAGGGCTTTCAATGTTGAAGGATTTCAGATGCGGTCACTGCAAACGACTTCTGGCCCGCGTGGGCGAGAACACCGAACTCCAGATCAAATGCTCCCGCTGTGGGACGTTGAATCATGTGAAGGCCGTTGAGCCTCGAGTGAACGCCGGCGAGCGAACAGCGTGCGGAGGAGACCCAGCACTCCGTGCTCAATCACATCCATCGAGGTAAGAAAAATGAAATTGCTCAAAAAAATCCTACTGGCGACTGCGTTTCTGTCGTCCTTCGTAACCCTGAACACTTGGGCTGATACGGCCATGTCATGGAACCTGGCCCGGGACATGTACCTGATGACCGAAGCCGCACCGGCCGGTTCGCCGTGGTCGTTCATGCAAAACAAATCGGGGGTGAATGCCTCGGCCAACTACACGCTCATGCCTACGTTCCAGGCGGGGACATGCAATGGCCAGCCAACCACTTGCTGGCAGGACACTACTACGGGAGCCTGGATTTTAATTCCCCACGCAAACGTCACCTTCACGGGTTCAGGCACCAGTTTTGTATTCAAGCAGGGCGACGTAGCCACACATCCCGGCACCAACAGCCAGAGCATCTTCCGCTGGGCCAGTCCTGTCACCGGCAACATCAACGTGCTGGGTCGGGTCAACGACCTGCATAACGCCTGCGGGGATGGGATTGGCTGGTCGCTGAATCTGGGTGACACCGTGCTCCAGTCCGGAAGCCTGGCAAACGGCGGCAGCACTACGTTTATGTTGAATAGCGTAGCGGTTACGCCGACATCTTCGCTTTATCTGGTCATCGACAGGAAGTCCGACAACTCCTGCGACTCGACCAGTGTGGACATGCTGATTACTCGGTAGGCGTAACAGGGGCTCCGGAGGTATCCAGTTCAAAGAGTTGTATTAACGCGCCTCAAAAACCTATTTATCTAAGGGAAGTAAGCTAATGAAGAAATTATTCAGCATGCTGCTCGCAGCCGTCCTGGCGACCCAGGCCCTCCATGCGTCTGCCGAAACCTCACCTGTCGGTTCCTGGCAATTCGCTTCCTACCATGTTCCGGGTGGCGGTTTTTATGCCAACCAGACGATCTGTTTCAAAGAAGACAATACCTGGTACTCGAGCTCCCAAGCCGGCTGGAAGGGCGCATGGTTCCAGAACGGGGACGATCTCCAGTGGAATGGGAGTGTGCCGATGCCGGGGGCAGGAAGCGCCAACAATCTCGCGACCATTGCCATGGGTAAGTTCGTCGCCGCAGGTTCTATGTCGGGTAACTACGCCGAATGGGCAGCACCCAGTGCGCTACCGCTGCCTTGGGACAGGCACTACACCTACACCATGACTTACAAAGGCGCGACCTGCGCTGCGCCAAAGTGATGTCAGCCTTCAATGAGCTGACGAACGCTTGAACGCCGCTTCCAGTGACTTAACGGGTTGCAACGACCCACCTCTCTTTCAACTTCAAACAACTTCCCCGCCCAATCTTAATCACCCCAGGAAACGAGACATGACAAACGAGCAACAAGCGTTGCTGGACATGCCGATCTGGCTGGTCATCGTGCTCGCCCTGGTGGGCGGGGTGTCCGGCGAGATGTGGCGCGCCGACAAGGAGGGGGCCCGTGGCTGGCCGTTGCTGCGCCGCGTGGTGCTGCGCTCCGGTGCCTGCGTGGTCTGCGGGGTTTCGGCAACCATGCTGTTGTATGCCCTCGGCATGTCGATCTGGAGCGCTTGCGCCCTGGGTTGCCTGACTGCCATGGCCGGTGCCGATGTGGCGATCGGTCTTTACGAGCGCTGGGTCGCCAAGCGGATCGGCGTTTGCGAAATGCCACCGCGGGACCTTCCTCCCGACCAGCCGTGAACTCACATCGCTGATCCATACACCAGGAGGCGATCAATGCCCGTCCTCATCGAAAAACCGTCGCAGCTGTTCGTCGCCATTGCCCAGACGCTGCGCATCACTTATCCCACCTTGAAAGTCGGTAGCCCTCAGGCGTTCGATGGCACCGACGACCAACCCTGGGTGCTGATTGCCATTGAACGCGATGCGTCAGGTAACCGCGCCAATGACGGGCGTATCGCCCATGTCCTGACGGTTTCCCTGCAAGTGGTCATGGCCGTTCCAGGCTGGGAGGCCTGCGATCTGGCCGGTGAATTGAAGCACCTGATCGTGGATAACCGCTGGGGCTTGTCGGGCGATCAATGCGATCTGCCCACGGAAATCGATGGCCTCGCCTCCACGTTCATCCACGAAGCACGGGTGTACAGCGCCTGGACCCTTTCCTTCAACCAAACCCTGTACCTCGGCCCGACGCTGCTGGAGGACCCGTTGGGCATCCCGAAATTTGCCCGTACCTGGGAAGTGTCGAACATCGACGACCCGGATCAATACACCGCACTCGAGGGCTGAGCCATGTTCGATGGGCTGTTACGGATGCATCTGGGGCCGATCATCGAGCGTCTGGCACAGATGGAAACCGAGCTGGAAGACCTGCATCGGCGTGCGGAGAGTTTCTGCCGCATCGGCGTTTGCCAGGAAGTCGATGCGGCCAGCAACACCTGCAAGGTCAGCCATGGCGGGTTGCTGACGCCGGCGATCCGCTTTTTCAATCCGAGCGCCGGCGCCCAGAGCGAATCGCGGATTCCGTCCGTGGGCGAGCAGTGCCTGTTGCTGAACCATGGCGGCGGCGAGAGCGGCGGGCAGGCGGTGGCGTTGTTCGGTCTCAACGGCGGTCAGTTCCCGCCGGTCTCGACCCAGGCCTCGCTGACGCGGCGCCTCTATCAGGACGGTACGGAAAACGGCTACGACCATGCCAGCCATGTCCTGCACTGGCAAAACGGCCCGGCGGCGTTCAGCGGTTCCCGTGAAGCCCTCCAACTGAACATCGGCCCGTCGCGGTTGGCGATGACAGCCGAGGCCATCGAATTGCAAGTCGGCGCCGTCGGCATTCGGCTCGACGCTTCCGGTGTGCACCTGAGCGGCCCGGTGGTGGATCACCAGGGACGCGTCATCAGTACCGCATAAGAGATTTCCTCATGATTGGAATCGATCGAAATACCGGCGCCACGGTCGACGACTGGCTGCAGTTCGTGCAGCGCGCTACCCGTGCATTGACCACGCCGTTGGGCACTCGCCAGAAGCGCCCGTTGTATGGCTGCGCACTCACGCAGTTGCTGGGGCAGAACCTCGGCGACGACCTGCTGATCCTCGCCCAGAGCCACGCGGCTCAAGCGTTCTACAACCCGGACAATGGCATCGATGATTTCGAGCCGCAGGTCATTGTCGCCAGCCGGCACGGTGCCGGATTGCTGCTGCGTTTCGCCGGCACCTGGAAAAACCGCAAACAGACTTTCGAGGTGGTGACATGAGCATGTTGATACCCGGCCAGAACCAACTGGCCGAACCGGCCATCGTCACCGTCGAAGCATTCGAGGACCTTCTCGCGGAGTTCAAGACCTTCGTGGTCGAGTACGTCGCCGCACGCTCTCCCGCCAGCGCGGCGAAACTGGTGGACAGCCTCGAAAACGAAAGCGAACTGCTGACCCTGGCCCTGGAAGCGTTCTGTGTCCGGCTGCAAACCCACGAACGCAAATACAACGCTCGCATCAAGCAGATGCTGGCGTGGTGGGCCACCGGGACCAACCTCGATGCTCGCCTCGCGGACATGGGGCTCGAACGTCAGTTGCTCGACCCGGGCGATCCTGCGGCGTTTCCGCCCATCGCCCCGGTCTACGAGAGCGACGATGACGCTCGCTTGCGTTACTACCTGGCACCCCATGCTCCGGCGGCGGGCTCGCGCATGCAGTATCGGCGAGAGGTCTTCACCCTCGGCGAACGGCCTGCGGTGAAGGTGGAAAGTGCCGCTGGCGGTGTCGTGAACGTGACCTACACGTTCGATCCGGATGGTCTCGCCGCGCAAGTCAAGGACGGCAACGGACGCCGGACGGCACCGGGCGAAGTCACGGTCACGGTGCTTTCCCGCGAGGGCGACGGCACACCGTCCGAAGCGCTGCTGAACGGTGTTCGCCAACACTTCGCCCGGCCTGATGTACGGCCGGAAACCGATCTGGTCATCGTGCAGGCCGCGCAAATCAAACCCTACAAAATCCGCGTCGTGGCGAAGATCAACGCCGGCCCGGATTCGGGCTTGACCCAGGTTGCCGCCGAACAGCAATTGCGGGAATACGCCGAGGCGTGTCATCGACTGGAAGGTCGGGTGGACCCGAGCTGGATCGACTACACGCTGCACAGTGCTGGCGCGGTTCAGCTCCAGATTCTCGAACCACTTGCACCGATTGTGACGACGGCTTTCCAAGCCCCGCACTGCACGGGCGTCGAGGTCGAGGTGGAGACGTTATGACTGACGACACACCCCGCCTGAGCCTGCTGCCGGTCAACAGTTCGCCATTGGAACGGGCGCTGGATCTCGGTTTCGCCCGGCTGCTCGAACGCATCGATCCGCCGTTTCCCGAGCTGATGAATCCAGGTGAAACCCCGTCCGTTTTCCTGCCTTATTTGGCCGCGGATCGGGGTGTCAGCGAATGGGATGCGCAAGCCCGCGACCAGGAAAAACGTTTGACGGTTTCATTGTCCTGGCAGATCCAGCGCCAGGCCGGTACTCGCCAGGCTTTGAACCACGCCGTCGAATCTCTGGGGTTCACACCTCAGGTTACTGCTTGGTACGAACAGCACCCTCGCGCTCACCCCTACACCTTTGATGTGCAAGCCGTCATCGGCCAAAGCTGGGCCAGTGGTGATCACAATCGGCTGATACAGCGAATCAATGCAGCCAAGAGCGAGCGCGACCAGGCCACCATCACTCTCGTGCATCAAACGAGCGGAGGACTCGCAGCAACCGCAGTCATGCACAGCCCGTTGAGCGAGGGAGAGCTGTTTCTGTGCGGGACGCTGCCCATGCTCGAACTCGACGCGCGGCTTGCCAATATCGGGGTTTTCCAACCCTACATCATTAACGATTACGACCTCAGGGCGCAGCCATGACAGAAGATATAACGCGCTTGGTTCGCTTCACTTCCGCCGGCTTGGCGGAGGTGTTGCAGGCAAAGAACCAAGGTTTGAAAGGTGAAATCACTCACATCGGTGCCGGCACCGCCCGCTACGATCCAAATGGATCGGAAACAGCGCTTCGCAATGAACGGCAGCGCGTGGCGATTGTGGATTACGAAGACCTTGATCCCGGGCAACTGAGAATGGCCGCGCTGTTCGACGGAGCAGATGAATACGAGATCGGTGAGTTCGGATTTTATCTGTCAACTGGGACGTTGCTGGCGGTCTATTCGGTGGCTGGAAAGTTGCTGACCTACAAGGCGGCCGCGGCCCGTGTACTGCAAAAGTTCACGCTTGATATTTCGCCATTACCGGCGCAAAGCGTCACGGTGGTGGTCGGGTCTGACAATCTGAACATCCTGTTGAGCGAGGAAATTGCCACCGTAGCGACTGCCAATATCGACAACATGGCACGGCATGTCGGCTTGCTGTTTCGGGTAATGACGCTTGAAGTCGCCAAATAAATCAATAGCACAAGGAGTTTGACAACGTGAGCCTGGAAACCACTATCGCGTCGCTGGTGACAGCGGCCAACAATTTGACCACAGTGGTCAATGGGAAGATCGGCAGTATCAACACGACCATGGCCACGGCTTTGGCCCAGTTCAATGAGTGGCGAAGCCTGAAGGATGTTGAAGGAGATCCAACTGCGCTTGGCACGATTCGTCGCAACGTGTTGCAAGGGCATGTCTACGGGACTGGCGGCGTCTATGGCGCCACGGCACAAGGTGATTTTGTATCGACTAACTTGGGTGCCAGCGCGAACGTGTACATGCATTTCAGAGTGCCGCTGAACATCAATGTCCACTCGGAAATGTTCTGGTTCAACATCAAGGGTTACAGCTACGGCACAGCAAAAATAATCGACGAAACCTTGGTGGGGTATTGCTATCAGCCCACGCGGGTCCTGCAAAGTGTTTCGACTTTCGGGAATATGACGCCAGCTGTGTATGTCGATACCAACGGCAATATTGTCATGCGAATTCTGATTCCCAATATTTACTACACCACTGTGCGTATCGACACGATGCGAGTGGGCAATGGCCGATTGTTCAATCTGGGCGACTTGAGCACCAAATTGTCCTTGGCCGAAACCGTTGTCTTCAGTTAAGGAACGAACATGTCTGATACATCCAACGCGGATCATCTTGATATTCCGCTCGCTATACCGTCGCATGAAATCGAGTGGGCAGCCATTCGCACCCGCCGCAATCAGCTTTTGCGAGATACGGACTTTACCCAACTGCCGGATTATCCCGTGACAGAAGCGCAGCGGGCCGAGGTCAAGGCTTACCGTCAGACCTTGCGTGATATTCCCGAGGCGATCGAGGACCCGTCCAAGTTTGTCTGGCCTGTGATGCCAGCTTTCATCAAGTAAACCCTAACCGCGACAGCGGTTTTTTTTCGCCTGCAGTAAGCCCCGTTTGGGGCTTTGTGCTTTTCGCGTCTGGAGAACCCGTAGATGCCCATTCGTAAGCAATACACCGTGTTGCTGCCATTCCCCATCGGCGGCGGCCATTGGTCGAGCATCGGCCAGGAGCTCAATCTGCTGGATGTCGAGGCCAATGCCTTGCGCAGTGCCGGTCGTCTTGAACTGAGCAGCGCCCTGGCGGCGCACAAACCGGCTGTCGACACGCAAGCCATCCCCACCAAACCGGCCAAAAAGGCCGCCACCAAGAAGGCTGAATAACCATGGCTGAGGTTTTGAACTTCGAGCACAACGGCATTACCGTCAATGCCACTGAATCTCCCGAGGCCATGGGTGGCCTGGGTGACAACGTCATCGGGCTGGTCGGCACCGCGCCGAATGCCAACCCGCTGATTCCGAAAAACACCCCGTTCCGTATCAACAGCTTCACCACTCAGGCCCAGCTGGACCCGACCGGTGCCGAAGCGGGGACGTTGTTTCACGCTGTCTACCAGATCCTCAAAGTGGTCAAGGTGCCGGTGTACGTGGTTATCGTCGAAGAGGGCGCCACGCTGGCCGACACGCAGAACAACGTGATCGGCGGTATCGAGGCGCAGACCGGGCGCAAGCTGGGCTTGGCCGCGTTGAGTGGGGTCGCTGAAGACCTGACCATCATCGGCGCGCCAGGCTTTACCGGCACCAAGGCCGTGGCCAGCGAGTTCGCCTCGTTCGGCAAGCGCATCAAGGCCCGTGTGGTGCTCGATGGCAAGGACGTCGCGGTCGCCGACCAGGTGACCTACAGCCAGGAACTGGGCGGCGCGGACCTTGGTTTCGACCGTTGCCTGGTGGTGCACAACATGCCGGCGGTGTACTCCAAGGCCGCGAAGAAAAACGTCTTCCTGGCGCCGTCGAGCCTGGCCATCGCCGCCCTGGCCAAGGTCAAGCAATGGGAGAGCCCGGGCAACCAAGTCACCTACGCCGAAGACGTTTCCCGCACCGTCGAATACAACATCCTCGACACCTCCACCGAAGGCGATCTGCTCAACCGCTACGGCGTCAGCTACTACGCCCGGACCATCCTCGGCGGCTTCTCGCTGCTGGGCAACCGTTCCATCACCGGCAAGTTCATCAGCTACGTCGGCCTGGAAGATGCCATCAGCCGCAAGCTGGTGAAGGCCGGCCAGAAAGCCATGGCCAAGAACCTGACCAAGTCGTTCATGGACCAGGAAGTCAAGCGCATCAACGACTGGCTGCAAACCCTGGTCGCCGACGAAACCATTCCCGGCGGCAGCGTGTACCTGCACCCGGAATTGAACAGCGTCGAGAAGTACAAGAATGGTACCTGGTACGTGGTCATCGACTACGGCCGCTACGCGCCGAACGAACACATGATTTATCAACTCAACGCCCGCGATGAAATCATCGAGCAGTTCCTGGAGGATGTTCTCTAATGTTTACCAACCGCGTAAGACAGGCCATCGCGGCCACCCTGCAGGGCCTGCCGTTGTCGGCGACCGTGGAAAGTTTCACCCCTCCCAAGATTGAGTTCGCCATGGAGACGATGAGCGGTGGGCGCTTTATTGGCGAGGAAATGGCCAAGAGTGGCACCGTGCTCGGGGCTACGTTGGTGCTGCAAGGCGTGGGGCCGGAAATCATGTTGGCCCTGGGTGTGAGTGTAGGCGACGACATCCTGCTGAACGTGCGCGAGGCCGGTCAGGACCAGGATGGCAATACCTGGTTCACCTACCACACCGTCGGCGGGAAGTTGAAGTCCCTGGTCGAAGCGCCGCTGAAAATGGGGGATAAACCGACCACCACGCTGGACCTCTCCTGCCGCACCTACAACCGCCTCGAAAACGGCGTCCCGGTGATCGACATCGACGTACGCACCCAGAAGTTCGTGCTCAACGGCGTCGACATCCTCGGCGATGCTCGCCGTGCGGTGTTGTTGCCGTAAACGAATGCCCGTCAGTTGCACCCAATCCCTGTGGGAGCGAGCTTGCTCGCGATAGCGGTGTGTCAGCCCAAATCGATGCTGACTGATCCGACGTCATCGCGAGCAAGCTCGCTCCCACAGGTTGTCCTCTGATTCATCAAGGAACTGATTCCATGTCCTGGACGCCTCCCGTTCATGTCTTGCTGTCGCCGATCACCGGTGACGACGAAACACAGATCGAGCAACTTCCCCTCAAGCCGCTGTACTACGCCGCGCAAAAAGACGCCCTGGCCCGCGCCGGTGATGACGAAGACGATCAGTTCTTCGAACTGGCCAAACTGGCCACGGGGCTGTCGGTCAAGGAACTCGACCAGCTCAAGCGCCCGGACTACGTGAGCATTGCGCAATACGTGCATGAAATGTCCACCCTACCGACGTCTCACTTCCTGGAGCAGATGGCCGGCGCACCCGCCGATCCTGACCAGGTACAGCTGCTGCAACCGCTCGACGTTGCGGGGCGCAGCATGACTTCGCTGACCCTGGAAATGCCAGTGCTGCGTGCCACCAAGGCGATGAAAAAACTGAAAACGGCCAAGGAACGCGCCGAGTTCATCACCGCCCATTGCACCGGTCTGATGATTCCCGATCTCGACCGGCTGACCGTGCCCGACTGGACCCAGTTGCAGGTGCGCATCGACGATTTTTTAAACAAACCGGCGGACTTCTTTCGGAGCGCGACATCGAAGTGATCCTCGATGTGGTGCCGCTCATTTACTCGGTAAGTGAGGCGGAAATCCTGGAGTGGGACGCCGGCAAGGCCTTGCGCCGCTACGACATCGCGATCGTTCGCCTTGGCGTGAAACAGGAGTAGAGCGGGATGGCGGACGATAGATATTCGCTCAAATACGCAGCCTTCAATGAGAATGGGTTGGCGTTCGGTAATACCAGCCTCACCAGTGGCGTGTCGGCGCAAGGCGCGTTCGCCAGGGATCAACTGGCGAGCCTCGATCTGGTGCTGGAAACACTCGGGCTCAAGCTCGGTCTGCTGACCACCGCGATCGAGTCGCTGACCGTGAAGCTGTCGGCGCAACGATTGTTCTCCCAAACGATGGGCGCCGACGCCAAGGGCGAGTCGGCCAGTGAGCCAAAGGGCAAGCCGAGTGGCGGTATCGAACCACCGGCGCTGCTCAAACCCGCGATAGCGATGGATTCGGCCATGGCCGATCTGAAAAAGGCCACCCAATTCGGGCCGCGCCAGATTCAACAGGTGGCTGAGTCCACCCAGCAGATCGCCACCGCACCGTTGGTGGCGGCCAGGGGCACCACGGCGGTTGAAGTGGTGAGGATGCAAAGCCTGGCGGCGGGGAAGGGCATCGGTAGTGACGTGCACGATGCCTCGGAGCGACAGTTGGCGCTGTCGCGTTTTGCCTCGGATGCTGGCGTCACTGCGACGGCGTTCGATATGCCGGCCATGAAGGCCGCCGAAATGCTGGCCGACTGGCGCATCTCCATGAAGCTCAACGGCGCCGAAGCCTTTGATTTGGCGGATGCCGCCAATCAGTTGGGCAAGCTACCCAATGGTGCGAAACCGGCTGAGATCGGTGCGGTCTTGCAGCGTGACGGTGCGGCGGCGACGACAGCAGGCCTGGCCCCTGCACAAGCCGCAGCGCTGACGGCGGCGTTGCTCAATACCGGTACCCGACAAGCTGAAGCTGGCGTGGCGCTGGATAGTTTCACCACGGCCCTGGGCAAGGGTGACCAGACCTCCGCCACCGAGCAAATGGCCTGGAAACAGCTGGGCCTGGAGCCCAAGGCTGTGGCGAGCGGTTTACGTGACAAGGACACCGCGCCTGGCACGGTGATGACGGTGCTGGCGGCGTTGAACGCGCAACCGACCGAAAAGCGCTCGACCCTTGCCGTTACGCTATTCGGCAATGGCGATGAGGCGGTGCTGCGCATGGCGCAGAAACTGCCCGATGTGAACGCTGCCTTCTTGCAGGTGAAAGACCCAGGCCAATACGCCACGTCGCAATTGGGCAACGACGGCTCGGTGCGGCAGGACGCGTTGGCGCTGTCGAACACCCGGCAAGGCCAGTTGAACATCCTCAACGCCCGTAACGAGCGTTTGTCGATGGCCACGGGAAACGCCCTGATGCCTGTGGCGGATAACTCGTTTCAGTGGCTGGGTTCGCTGACCGATGGCCTGAGTGAGTTGGCTGAGTCCTCCCCTAAAGCCACCGCGGCCATTGTGCTGCTGGGCGCGGCGATCAAACCGCTGGTTGGGGCGCTGCTCAAGGCCGTAGCGGATGAGATGTCCAATCAGGTGGCCAAGCGGGTGTTGGGTAGGGCCGCTCCGCACCTTCCCGGCCGACTGGGCGAGGTGATCTCCGAGGACTTCAGGAAAAATCCTCCTGGGGACAAGCTGGATACAAGCAATGCCAGCCAGCGTCCCGAATCCACGAGAGGGCCGAAAGTACGCGTCAGTGCACGAGGCTCGCGGGGAGGCGCAGGGCGTTTTTCATTCGGGCCCACGGCCTCATTACGCTCGATGACGCGCAACGCACCCGGCCCATTGAAAGCCGTCGGCGCCGTCGCTGATGTGGCCGAGGGTGTGCTGACCGGCGACAAACGGATGATGGGCGCAGGCCTGGGCGCCGCGGGTGGCGGCTGGGCAGGCGCTGCTGCGGGGTCTGCGGCCGGTGCCGCTTTAGGCAGTGTCGTTCCGGTGATCGGCACTGCCATCGGGGGGGTGATTGGCGGGCTGCTGGGCGGCTGGCTGGGGAGCGATGTCGGCGCATCCCTGGGTGAAAAACTCGTCGCTCCCGCCGACAGGCTCGCCGCTCCAGATCAGATCAGCAAAGACCTGGCCGGCACCCAGACAACCACACAGCAGAACACCATGACCGCGAACATCTACATCAACGGCCAGGACCAGGCCAGTGCCAGTCAGTTGGCCAACCTGGTCGTGCAGCAGCTCTCGGGCCAATTCGGCTTGACGACCATGCCCAACTCACTGGCCATGCGCAGTGACGCCGCCCTGACCGACGGAGGTACGTGATGCGTCAACAAATGGCACTCGGCAGTTTCATCTTTGGGCTGTCGAGAAAGTTTGCGTACCACCAGTTGGTACACACATCGGACGGTGGCTGGAAAAGCATCGACATTCTCACCAGCAAACCCAAGTCCAGCCAGATCGGCCAAGGGCTGCAAGGGCTGACGATCACGGGCAAGTCGATGTACGCGACCGCCATGGATCGTCTCGATGAGCTGCGCGCATTGCAGGCGCAGCGCATCCCACTGCCGTTGGTCGATGGCATCGGCCGCAACTGGGGCCTGTGGCAGATCAACAAGGTCACGGAAACCCAGACCGAAATCATTGATGACGGTACGGCGATGGTGGTCGGCTGGGTGGTTGAATTGATGGAGTTCGCCAATGCGTAGGGTTCGAAGTATCGCCGGTGATTCGGTGAATCTGTTGCTGTACCGCGAGCTGGAGCGTTGTGACGATATCGTCGAGGAGGCGCTGTGGTTGCTCAATCCGGGGCTGGCCGAATGGGGCCCGGTATTGCCGGCGGGCGTATGGGTTGTCTTGCCGGAAGTGGACCTCAAGCCCGTGGCAACCCCACCGGTTTCGGCCTGGGATTAAGGAGGCGACATGTCATTGGGTTTCACGCCTGCGGTGGAAATTTATGGCGCGAACGCCGCGCTGCTCAACGAACGCCTGCTCAAGTGGGAGCATGTCGACGCGGCGGGTATCGAGTCCGATCAACTGACGCTCACCATCAGCCTGGACGGGCTCGAAGGGTTGCCCAGCCTGGGCGGCAAGATTGGCCTGCGGGTCGGTTATCTGGAGTCGGGGCTGGTGGACAAGGGCGAGTTCGTCATTACCCGGCGCACGCCGACGCTGTTCCCGTTGCGCCTGACCTTGGTGGCCATGGCCGCGCCGTTCAGTGCGGCGGACCAGACCGGGTTCAAGCAACGCCGATCCGTCAGCCATGGCCCGACGACCTTGGGCGCGCTGTTTCGTCAATTGACCTCCAGGCATGGCTTTTCTCCGCGTGTGGCGCCGGACTTGTCGCTGATTAAGATCGAACACATCGACCAGTCCAACGAAACCGACATGGGGTTCCTCACGCGCCTGGCTCACCGTTATGACGCGGTCGCCAAGCCGGTCAACGAGCTGTATGTGCTGGCCCGGCGCGGCCAGGCGAAGTCGTTGTCGGGCAAGGTCCTGCCCGAGATGAAACTGTCGGTGACGACCAACAATCGCCCGGGCGACCACGCCTTCATTTCGGCCAAGCTGGATGAAGGCGCCCGGGCCAAGTACCAAGGCTGCAAGACCCGTTGGTGGGATGCGGCGGCGGGCAAGCTGCAGGTCGAGGAGAGCGGCATCGCGCCGTTCAAGACCCTGCGCCAGCGCTTCCAGAGCGCCGACGATGCTCGCGCCGCCGCTGAAGGAGAGGTGCGTCGGATGCTGCGCGAAGCGCTCAAGGTGACGATCGAGTGCCCGGGTAACCCGGGGCTGTCCGCCGAGGGCATCGTGCTGCTGGATCCCACCTGGCCGGATTTCATGCGCGGTCGCTGGTCGATCGACAAGGTCACCGCCAGTGGCGACCGGGAAAACAGCTATCGCTGCTTGATTGATGCGACCTGCCTGGATGCCAAGGTGTGACGTCCACCCATGAGGGCGGTTTTGCCGGTATTCATCTGGACGCCAGCAGTCGCTTCGCATCATCGACGCTGACTTTCTGGATGATGTGCGTGGGAACCCGGGAGGTGGCGGATAAGTTGTAGACCTGGAAACGTTCGTCGATGACGGCGTCCGCCATCAGCTTCAAGGACGGCAGGATTCGGGTGTGATAGTGCTGGTCCAGGCCGCAGGGGGAACGTTTGCCTTGGGCCGTTTCATAGAATCGGCCTGCGGCCTGGTTCAAGTCGAAGCCTACGAGGAACACCTTGTTGAATCCCAGGTGGTAGGCGATCTGCAAGGCCAGGTACATGACGGTTCGCGCATCGAAGCAGCCGGCGGCGATGTTTTTGCTGAAGCCGATGTCTTTGCTGCGTTTGCTCAGGAAAGATGTTTTCCGGACGAACGACTGCTCTCTGTCAAATAACGTCGCCAGGAAGGAGGCCCTCGGGGCTTTCTTCAGGCTCAGGGTGTGTCCGCTTGGCTGGGTTTCAATGACTTCGAATTGGTCTTCCCATAAGGCAACGTTTTCGCTGAGCCCCATGGCCGTGGCAAACAGCTCGGGTTGCTGACGGGGAAAGTCATTATCGGAGCAGACAAAGAAGAACGGTTATATCGGTGTCGGCGAACATCGATATGGCGCCATTCATGGTGATCATCGGGATGTTGGCAAACTCATGGATGGGGAAATGCTTCGCCGAATTGCCTGAGGCGATAATAAAGACCGGGCCGCTTTTTGTGTTTCTCAGTCATCAGGTGAGATTCGCCTTGGCCGGGAGGCGGGAGGACCCTTGCCACACGATCTATCTGAAGTTTCCTTGCTCATCTGTCTTTCCTTGTTCAGATCATCCTTTGTGCCGGGACTATTCGAGTACGTGGCCTTGCCGTCGAAGGGGAGGGTTGGATGCTGAAGTTTCCAGGTTTCCCTCGATATCTCAAGGTGTTTCAGGCGGTTACGATCTGCTAATCGACTGAAATCGTTGCTTTTTGTTCAACGCAGCTTCGTGCGGTTTCGCTCTGAATACAATGCCGGCTCAACATCGCCATCGCTAAGATTGAATTTTTCGACGATGTTCGTCAAACGCGTTAAGGAGAGCGCCATGCCCATCACGTCAGCACAACTGCTGCGTATCTTCCCCAATGCCGGCGCGAATGCCGGCATTTTTACACCTGCCCTCAATGCAGCCATGGGCTGTCGCCAGATCGTCGGCCCCAAGCGTGTCGCCGCGTTCCTCGCCCAGGTTGGTCATGAGTCTGGGCAGTTGCGTTATATACGAGAGTTGGGCAACGCCGCCTACCTGTCGAAATATGACACCGGCCCGCTGGCCCTGCGCCTGGGTAATACGCCCGAGGCGGATGGCGATGGCCTGAAGTACCGCGGCCGGGGTTTGATTCAGATTACCGGCCGGGCCAACTACCAGGCCTGTGGTGAAGCGCTGGGCCTTGATCTGGTCAAGGCCCCTGAGTTGCTGGAGCAACCGCAGTGGGCTGCACATTCGGCGGCCTGGTTCTGGTCGATCAATGGGCTCAATGCCCTGGCTGATGCAGGGCACTTCGACAAAATTACCCAGCGGATCAATGGCGGCCAGAATGGCGCGGCGGATCGTCGAGCCCTGTATGCACAAGCGCTGAAGGTGCTCGAATGAGCCCGCTCCTGCTACGGCTCGCTCCGGCGGTCGGGCTGGCGCTTTCGCTGGCGGCCGTTGGTGTGACGTGGAAAGTCCAGGACTGGCGCTATGGCAACATCTTGGCGGAGCAAGCCAGGCTACAGGCCGAGACCCTGAATCGATTGACCCTCGCAGCGGCCGCTTCGCAACAGCATGAAGCCGACAGGCGCCTGGCCCTGGAGCGGCAGCTATCCGCCAGTGAACAAACCCATTATCGAGCCTTGAGCGATGCCCAACGTGACCAGGATCGCCTGCGCGATCGCCTTGCTACTGCCGATGTCCGGCTGTCAGTCCTCCTCGACGCCAACGATGTTGCCGCCGGTTGTGCAGTGTCTGCCGCCACCGGCGCCGGCGGCCTGGATCATGGCGCCCCACGCGCCCGACTTGACCCGGCGCATGCTCAACGAATTATCGCCATCACCGACGCCGGTGATCGCGGACTGATTGCCTTGCAGGCCTGTCAGGCCTATATCAGAGCGCTGGGTCGGTAA